CGACGCGTTCCCATTCTTCACTAATATCATTAAATACAATATAATAATTGCCTGGTGGATTTCGCAAATACCAATAAAATCTAAATTGATAGTTTTCTGTACCGACATCAGGGTGCCCCCATCCAGGATATGAGTAAAAAGGATGGAATGGGAGGCCATATTTAAATTTTATAGATAGTACTGTTTCCTCAGTTACAGTGGCTCTGAAACGAGTGTACATCCCACATTCTACCTTATATCCACCATTATCAGGTTCATAACCGCTTCTATAAATTGCTTTGCTTATGTTTCTAAATGGCCCTCCCCTTAACCGACCAAAAGGTGGTGTTAAAGACCATATAGGCCAATAAAAACTAGAACCCCCGCCAGGATTACTATCATAGAGATCCCATTGCCGATAGGCCGGATATGGTACTGCGGCTCCTGTTATTATCGTGGCATCCTCAAAATTATTGACAACTAAATTGAAAAGCAGTTGCTGTTCAATATTCATCTCGACCTGTTTCTTACCAACAATTATCTTTATTGTTTGGGAAGTGTTCATTTTTACTTGATCCGCAAAATCGTGAACATCCGGAACTACTGCTGATGTTGATCCACTATCACCAGGAAGGTAATCTGTTCCAGTAGTATACCGCACATAATTGACAGTTGAACCATTCCAAATATCAGCATATCTTTCAATATACCAGTAACCATTTCCCCAAAACAAATAACAATCGAATGCAGTTAATATTTTTTTAAGTACATCAAGTGCAGAATCTCTCTCAATATTATCCTTCCAAAATACTTCTTTATAAATACCACATTTGTTAAATAAGGTATGGGAGGAAGTCATGGAGATGCCAACAGGATATAAGCGACAATTTATGAAGATATCATCATTAGCACCTGTCTGTACCAAGCAATCATCAATAATGTTTATAAATGTATCATCTTCTAAAATCTCAATAGTTGGGGCATTTATATATTGTAATTTGGATAAATAACTTGATGCGTTTAATCGAATATCCTGCTTGTGTAAATATTTTTGTTCATTATCTGCACAGTTCAAATATCCTTCAAATAATGTCAGGGAACTGGGAGTAATCCGCGCGATCACAATTTTATATTTTCTTTCTTCAGCTGTAAGTAATGGCAATAGTTCGAAAAAATCATCCTTCTCATTCACTATGGAAAATGACGCAGTTAATCCAATAATAGGATCTTCCCAACCGTTCCAATTATAATTTATTTTCAAACTATCACTACGTAGGGTTAGTGTTTCTGATCCAGGTGTTCCACTTTCTTCATATATAGAAACCTTTCCAGTAGTCTGTAGAGAGTTATATCCAAGTTCATATTTCAGTTCGTATGCCATATTTAATAATTTGAATCAAGTGACATTTGTTTTTTTAATACACCTACCAGTTCAGTCCCTTCAATACGAAATACGACTTCCCCAGATATTTGTTCCTGTCTGCTGGCACGTGCCGGTATTACTTTCTCACCAGAGGTTAACAGTGCCGGATAAGTATCCTTGGGATAACCTGGTGGAACAATACCACCTTCAGCCATTGGTGCTGCTCTGATTGCTGCGATTTGAATTCCTCCCGCAACAGCGGCAACACCAGCTAAAACTAAAGCTGCCCAGAATGGTTTGGTTTGTAATGCATTTATAATGGCAAGAGCTGTACCTGCAATAGCTTCACCAATCATCATTCTTTTTTTCTTCTTGGCGTATTCTTTCTCAATTTTCTCACGTTCATTTAGTAACCACTTCTCACTTTTATGTTTTCCCTTGGCTGCTTCCTCTGCTGCAGCTATCTCTTTCTGCATCAATGCATCGTATAGTGATCCCATGGAACTAAATAAAGCCTGTACCTGCCTTGCTGCAAATTCCAAACTTTCTAAAAGGTTTTCTCCAATTTTTATATCATCAATATCCTCCTGTGCCTTCTTTGCGGCTTTAGTAGCCCTTGCAAATAATTCTTCATAATCCTTCGGGTCCAGTTTTGATTTTAACTCCGGAAGCAGTTCAACCACATTTGCCCAAATATTTAATTGATCTTTAGCATACCGAATGGCATTTCCCGTTGCTTCAAATCTGGCCAAGGCTGCATCCAAATCCATTTGAACGGCTTCACTGATTCCCGTATATGTTAAAGTTTGTAGTGCAGCTGTTGCCTCTTTGGCAAATTTCTCGTATTGAGTTGGATCCATTACAGCTTGCATTGCTTCTAGCCAAGCGGCTGACCATGCACTCGCTATTTTAGCAGAAACACCATATGCATCACCCTCTGCAACGGCTTTGTCTTTTATAAGTTTTATTTGCTCCTCTAAACCACGTTTTAACTCATCATATGTTATGGTATCAACCTCTACTTGATACTGTTTTACCGCGTCTGTTACGGCTTTAGTTTGCGATTCCACTTGAGCAAATTGTTGTAGCAAATAATCTAAATTAGCATCACCATAATGTACACCAGGTTGAAATCCCTCATCAAACGGAAGACCTGTTGCTTCTTCAACCTCTATTATAATTTTCGCTTTTTTGGCTGTCAATGTTTCCAGCGTCTGCTTATATAGTCCGAGTTTCTTTTGTGGCTCGTCTAACCAATCACTGAATTGTGAAAACTCCTTGGTTCCGGGTAAAAACTCTGGGAATGTCGCTGCTAACATACTGGTTACGGCTAATTCATGTTGCAAATCAGACATAGCATCTGCCAAATCTTTTGTGTTTTCCATTGCTTCCTTCAACACCTCCAATTTACGTATATCAGCCACTAAAGTAACGATACTCTGATCTAAGGGATCTATTCCAGCACGTAGATATCCCTCCACTGCTTGCTGGCTTGCAGATAACATATATTCTACATAATCAAAGCTATTACCAAAAGCGATTTGCATGTCTTTAGCAAATTTCAATTCATCTGTGTACTGCTTTAGAACTTCAGCAGCGGAAAGAATGCCTCCAGCATAGCCATCACCATCATCATCAGGTACTAATGTCGCAATATCCTCTGTTTTTAGTATTGTATCTAATAATTTCTCCAACTCCTCTCTGGCAGCCTTAAATTGTGCTTCGGTATTTCCCAAATTTATTTTTTCAAATTCTGAAACCAAACTTCGGCTTTCTTCTATGGACATAGCACCAGCGGAGGCAAATTTGGCCAGCTTCTGCCAAAAAGTTAGAACTGCAGCCCCTTTTCTTACTACTTGTTCCAAATACTCTTGCTCAAGGCGATTCAATTCTGCCATTACAGCTTTAACCTTTGCCTCTCTAAGCAATTCTGCAATATATTTCTCTTTTGCCTTGGTTGCACTGGCTTGCAGAATATTCTCTTTATTGATGTTTCCCAGATATTCTGGACTCTCCTGATTTATTGCTGATATGGCGGCTAACCGTTCTTCTTCACTTCTGTTCAAATCTTGTGCAATCCTGAACAACTGATTTATTGCCGTAGTTTCTGATGATATACTTTCTTCAGCCATTTTTGTGGCCTTATTCAATGTCATCTGTGCGTCAGCTGCCTGATTTGCCCTACTTTTCCACACATAATACAAACTAACCAGCGTAGTCACCACAGTTATAAGTGCACCAATTGGGTTATTCTTAATAGCAAGCCCCATAAACGTAATTGTTGCTGTGGCTGCTCTCATCACCATAATTAAACCCGGCACCACATTGCCCACAAGAAATCCAAGTATGGTTAGGAATGGACCAAGAGCAGCCACTACTAAACCAATGCGACCAATTAATATTTTTTGTGAATCGGAAAGTGCATCGAATCGTTTAACTACCTTTTCAATGAATACGGCTACTCTTTCCATTAATGGAACCAGCACTTTTGCCATAGTTTCACCAAATCGAGTAGCAGAAGTGGTTACTCTGGAAAAAGCCACAGCCATTCTAAATTTAACGGTGTCTGCCGTCGCCTGAAACGTTCTTTCGGCATCCCCCATTGAGTTCTTAATTTCCTCAAATATTTTTACGTTGGCCTCAACGTTCTTTCCCATTATATCCAAAAAACCCGTCAGAGATCGAATATTTGGAATGACTTTACCAACTGCGTTTATACCGTATTCTTTTGTGACTGCGTCCAATTTCTGTAAAGCTGCCAGCATACCTTCTTCACGTATTATTTTACGCAACTGATCACTGGAAATACCCATGTCAATAAGAGCCTGCTCGGCTTCTTTTGCAGGTTTCAGGATGGAATTAAACATCTGCCTCAACTGAATAGCAGCAGTTGCTGACTTAGTACCAGTTCTGGTCATGGCTGCAGTAGCCGCACCTACCTGATCAAAGGTTGCCCCCATGGCAGATGCAATAGGGAGCACAAGACCCATTGATTGTGCCAAGAGATCGGCTTCGGCTTTACCTTCTCGCACAGTAGCCACCAAGATATCATTTGCCCTAGAAGCACTCAGGGTTTCCTTTCCGTATGCATTCATTGCTGAAGTCAGTAGGTCTGCAATGACTTTGGTTTCACCTAATCCAGATGCAGATGATTTAGCAGACTCTTCCAGTATATCCATAGCCTCTGTTCCACGAATACCAGCGGAAGTGATAAAATACATAGCGTCAGCCAATTCTCTAGGAGATTTTCCCAGGCTGGGTGCAAGGTTCAATATTGACTTTGACCACTCATCTACCTGTTCACGAGCGACACCAACAAGACTTACAACTTTGTTCATACTGAATTCAAAGTCAGCATACATTTTCAGTGACGCACCACCAGCCAATGCCATAGGTACGGTAACGAATTGAGACATACTACGCCCAAACGTTTTCATAGACGCACCGGCAGACATCCAACTCTTTTGCACACGCAACATTGCCACCTCCGAACTAGCCGCAAATCGCTGCATCTTTACAGTGGCATGATCCAATGCAGTGGTATTCACCGCGAGTTGGGCGTATAATGTTCCCAGGAAAGCTGAATTCGCTGTCATTTCTTTTCTATTTTATCTCTAGTTCCCATAACTGCTGCTAAACCACGTAATGCCTGTGCCATCTCTTCTGGGGATTGGACCTTCGGTTCCGGTTTCTGATCTGCAATTTCTCCCCATTTGATCATAAACTCATTCGGACTGGTGAACTCTGGCTTCCTTCCTTTCGGTGGATATAGTTGTCTTACAATGTTCACAATCAAAGATTCCAACGATGCTATCATAAGTTCATCTCTCCACTTACCCACAGGATCCAATTCATCATACGCCAGCCATTCCGTGACTTGAGAAGAGGTCAAATCCTTGAGCAAATAATCCGGATGAGGATATCCTAACTCTTTGCAGAGCCTGAAGTAGAACTGGCGGCTTGGCCGCCTTCTAAGTTTTTTGCAAGCTCCTCCTTATCATCATCCGTAATCTTATTTAAACGCTGTGCTACTTCTACTATTTTTTCAAGTCTGGCAGCACTCATTGAGCGATTTAATACCGTTATGTCTGCCGGTTTGAATAGAAGTTTGCCCTTATCATCACAAACAGTACAAACGGCCAATTTTGCCCGAAAAGCATCAGTTTTACGTTCCACTTTGCCATCATCCTTCATTTCAATAATGCTGCGTTCAAATAAATCTCGTTCAAACCCAGTCATCTGACGAATAAAAACACATTCACCTTTTCCAAGATCAACTTCAACAATTTCAAGATCTTCCTTTTCAAGAAGAGCCGTACGATTTAAAAATTTCATGATTAAAAATTTTTATAATGATTAATAATAAAAATGAAAAATAAACAACCCCTGATTAGGATTGCTCAATTTTTATCCACTTCCTGAAGCAGAAGTTAGACTAACCGGACCACTTATCTGAATCGTCACATCCATTGTGATTTTGTCATCAGGTGGTATGGTTATAGGTAATTCAGTCACCAATCCTTCGAATTCCAGGTAAATACCCAGGGAATGGATCTGAATTTCGTAGTTCTGGGTTGCTGAATCCTCAAAATCTGTCAGCATCGTTGCAAACGAAGCC